TCGTAATTCTGTTATATACTAAATAAGTCGTCAGGGATGAGACGACAACGACCCGATGGAAGTTTAGCTCAGCTGGGAGAGCATCTGCCTTACAAGCAGAGGGTCACAGGTTCGAGCCCTGTAACTTCCACCAACAGAAAAGCTCCTAAACCGTATGGTTTGGGAGCTTTTTATTATTGAAATTTAACTTTTTATGCACTCTACACGGTTAATGGGTAGAGTGTACTTTTTTGTAAAATGCGCTGCATCAGGCTATTTTCGGCTGTTTGATGTGTCACCTGATGTGTCACCTGTTTCCGACAGATTTCTTCTTTTCCTTACGCTGCTGTGCGTGCTGGAAGTTGATAACCTTGAGCGACGCCTCAGCAAAGGCATCGGCGGACAGGTGAGTGTAGATCTGCGACGTCATGGCAATCGACTGGTGGCCCAGAAGATCCTTTGCGACGTTGAGAGGGACGCCGGCGGACTGTAAATCGGTCGCATAGGTATGCCGCAGGCAGTATGGCGTGAGATCATCAGCCACGACGGACGTTTCCGGGTCGATCGCGCCGCCCTTCATCTGCGCGCCCATATCCAGGTCAAGCGCCTGCTTGAACGAGCGCCACATCTGCTTCATAGACGTTTCAGTGTGCGGCTTGCCGGTGGTTGGCTGCGTGAACAGATAGCCGCTGTCCTGCTTCACCCATTTCAGGCGCTTGTACAGCCGAGCAGGGATAGGAACACGGCGGTCGCCATAGTCCGTCTTGGCGCTGTGCAGCACGATAACGTGCCCTTTGAAGTCGATGTCCTCCCAGCGCGCCTTGCGCGTTTCGTCCGGCCTTGCGCCGGTGTACAGCATAAACAATACCCACAGTCCGCCGCGGTGTGAACGGGCGACGCTGTGAATATGCAGCCGCTCCTCGTCCGTCAGAGCGCGATGCGTGCCATTCGTGGTCTTTGGCATGACAATGCCCTCAGACGGATCAAAGATCAGCACACGCGAAATACGCGCCTGCTTGAAAGCCTGCCGGATAAGATCGCGCAGCTTGCGTGCCTGCGACTGTGATTTGCCGGCACAGCTGTTCATGATGAGCTGCAGGTCGATGGTCTGAATATCCTTCAGCCGTCGGTTGCCGATGGCGGGGGAGATGTAGTTCTTGACGTAGGCCTCGAGTTGGTGATAGGTCTTATCGGTGACATTGCCCTTTTTGTAGGCGGTCAGGTAATTCTCGAACCAGCGGTCAACAGTCGTGTTTTCGTTGGTGACGTCTATACCTTCCTCAAGCCGGCGCTTCTTTTCCTCGACCTTGCGCCAGAGATCGCGCTCAGTCTTGGCCCGGACGGAGTACCGCTTACCTTGATAGGTAAAGGTTTCGCGGAAATATCCGTCTGATGTGTTTGCTTTTTTCATTGCAAAACCTCCTATTTAGTTGTAAAATAAGAGGGTAGAATGCACTCGCTAAAGTATTTCTACCCTCGATAACGCTCATCGGTTGCCGCCGGTGGGCGTTATTTTTGTTTTAAGACGGTCTAAATTCGACCAGTTTAGATTTAACGCTGCCTCAGACTGTTCATGCGGTATTCCGCTAATTCGTAGTCGATACCAAGTGCTTGCGCTACGGTAGCGATAGAGTACTCGGACAGATCCTGCAGGTCATCATCTGAGTAAAGCAGATCGACAGCAAATTGATTTGCTTCTTTTTCATAGCGACTTGTGACCATATGTGTACGGGTGTCCATAAAAATACGATTATATCCTTTGTGCTGGAGAGCGTGGCCCAACTCGTGAGCGCACACCCAGCGACGCTCTTCTTCTGAGAGATGATCGTCAAGGTATATGATCCGACAGCGGTGAATGTTTTGGTAAAATCCTCGCAAGTATCCAAGAGGAACATCGAGCACGTCGATGCCCATAGCGCTCGCTATACGAAAAGGATCCCGAGTACCATATTTGCGAACTATCTTTTCGGCGAGAGCTTTCTGGGTCATGTGCTAGTCCTTTCTATACTTATACGGAGTGAATCGTGCTTTGTTTTTGGCTTTTGCGGCTTCTAATCCTAAACGCATTGCGGCCGCTATACTTTCGCGTGCCTCGGGCGTCATTGGGTCGCCGTCAAACATTAGATCTCCGCCGGCTTCAAGGTCGGCCATAATATTTTCTAAATCTTTCGCTATATCGCGCTCGTCCTTTTTTGTAAGGACGGGCGTTTTTTTATGCGTATATGGTTCCTTTAGCGCAATAACCCAGTCGCCATCTTCTGTTGCGCGTACTTCCGAAACGACATTTTGGAGGAAACGGATAAAATGCTCCGTTGGCGCTGCTTCTGGATTTTCTGGATCTATACCCCATATTAGCTTTAGGGTTTCTGGCATGATGTCAACGTAATGCAAAAAGCCCTTTCTATTTTGGTTAATAAGCTCCCAGCAGTCAAATGGCGGACGCTCTAATAAAAAATCGGTAGGCACTTGTAGGACATCAGCTATCGCAGTGACTGTATCGGAAGATGGAATCTGACCTTTTTTCCATCCAGTCACATTAGATTTACTGCGTCCTATTTGAATTGCCACGGCGCTAGGACTGGTGCCGTGCATAGAGCATGCCTCACTTAATCGGTCAAAAAACATAAAACCGTCTCCCTGTATTTAGCAGAATTGCACAAAGTTCTGTAAACCGTACTTTTGGTGTTGACAAGTTCTGCTGACCGAGCTACAATAGTACTGTCAACAGAACCAATCCCACAGAAACACCAAAATGGGTACAGTGTACTGTTCTTATAGGTTCAGTTTACTATACCTGCGTGCCGGTGTCAAGAGTTTTGTTGCGAGGAGGTGAATTTATGTTTTACGATCGATTGAAACAAGTATGCACGAGTCAGGGCAAATCCCCAAGCTCTGTAGCGCAGGCAATCGGCATGAGTAAGGCAAACGTAACGGGATGGAAAAATGGGGCTAGCCCCAAAATTCTGACCGTTGCTCGCCTGGCCCGTGAACTCAATGTGCCTATCGCTGAACTCATCGACGAAGATGACCAGGAAAGCGAGGTGACAACATGAACGACCGAACCTATCAGGAAATCCGTCAGGAAGTCAAGAACGACCTGATGCGGATGTATCCGAACGCGCTGCTGCTGACATTGGAGCAGGCAGCAAAAATCTACGGCTTTACCGATAAGTACAAAGACAAGCGCATAATCGGCGCACCGAGAGTGCCGGGCGAGTATCGAGTGATGTATTACCTTGGCGACATCGCGACCGACATCGCCAAGCGGCGTATCGGCAATATCCGATAGAACATCTAATAGAAAGAAGGAAATCCAATGCAAAACAACAACTTCGCAGAAACTCTCGCCTCGGTCGCATCCGAGTTCGGCGTAGAGGACACCGCAAAGCACGGCCGCGGCATCAAGCCGAGCAAGCGCCCGTACTTCCGCTGGACAGATGAACAGCTCGAGCAGCTGGCAACGCTGCGCGACGAGGGCAAGTCCGCGAACGAGATCGCGGAGGCGCTAGGCGTATCCCGCGATAAGGTCATCACCAAGCTGGCTGCCATGGCAGCACGGCAGCGGACCGGCAGCAAGACGCCGGAGCAAAGTACCGAACCGGTAGCCGAGGCCGAGGCAGAACCGGAGCAGGAAGCTGAAACCGAGCCGTCGGCCGAGATTGAGCCGGAACCGGTGAAGGAGCCGGTCGTGCAGGCAGAACCGGTCGAACCGGAAGAACCCGACCTCGACCCCGATATGGCAAACTTCGACCGTCTGGTCTTTGCAGCATTTACTGAACTGGTCGGCAAAGTAGACGACTACAACAAGATGTCGCACTGCTGGCGGGACGGCCTGCTGAAAATCGAGCATCATATCAGCGTTATGCTGAACGTAGCACTGATGTACCCCGAAACCGAGAAACATATCAGCGCTATCGCGGCTATCGTAGCCTATAAGTGCCTGGTTCGCGACCATGCTGACGTATTCTCGGCATGAAAAACGCCGCTGTCAGGACGGCAATCCTGATCAGCGGCAAAGAAAAACATTTCAACATCATAATAGCATGAACAGGAGAAATTTTCAATGGTAAAGATTATCTGCACGGAAAACGGCGACAACAACCGCACTGCGGTTGCGCTGTCCGGCGGCATGGATCTGGTAGTCAGCCAGATCGGCTACGCTATCAAGACCATCTACACGAACGTGCGCGAGCAGGACAAGAACGCCGCCGAGGAGTTCCGTGTTAAGCTGATCCGCACAATCGCAAGCAAGGGCACGCCGACGTGGAGCACGGAGCCGTGCGAGGACGCAACGCTCGATGCAGCACTCGTCCGCAAGGGCGCGAAGCTGACCGGGAACGACATTGCCGACCTGCTGCGCCGCGGTGCGCCGAAGGACGTCATCAAGTCGCTTTTGGAGGAAATGTGCTAATGATCGACGACAACACGATCAAGGCCGCGCACGCCGAGATCCGCCGCAAGAAGGTTCAGCAGTGGAAGCAGGAGTACCCGAAAAACCACGACTTTATGGTCTCACCGGAACCGACGGACGAAGATCTCCACTGGCCGGAGCCGATGGTTACCGTCACTTGGGAACACGGCTATATCACCATGACCTTAGATGCCTATGACAAGCTCAAGGCTAAGGATAGGAAGTTTTTCAACAAAATTGGAGGAATGTACTAATGAGCAACCTTGCAATCGACATCAACATCAATGCACCGGAACTGGTAGGCGCAATCGAGCACCTGTGCGTCGCTCTGGGCAAGCCGGTCAGCCTGGTGGCCAGCACTGCAGCAAAGCAGGAGCCTGCTCCGCAGCCGGTTCAGACCGCACCCGTCACTCCGGCACCGGCACAGCCTGTTGCAGCACCTATCGCACCGGTCCAGCAGCCCGCACCGGCACAGCCCGCAGCACCGCAGGCACCGGTACAGGCAGCACCGGCAGCAGCGCCGACCGTCAAGACCTACACCATGGACGAGATCGCCAAGGCCGCCGGTGACTTCATGACGCCGGAAACCATTCCGCAGCTGCAGGCGCTGCTCGCCTCGTTCGGTGTTGCCGGTCTGCCCGAGCTGCCGGCGGACAAGCTGGCTGCTTTCGCCGCCGAGCTGCGTAAGATGGGGGCGAAGATCTGATGCCACCTGCTGCACACGCTTTACTCGGTGCGTCGAGCGCCGAACGCTGGCTGGCCTGCCCGCCGTCTGTACGTCTGAGCGAGAAGTTCCCGGATACCGCAGGCGTATTCGCGCAGGAGGGCACGCTGGCGCACTCTCTCGCGGAGCTGAAAGTCCGGTCGTACTTTACGGTGATGGCAAAGTCCGCGTACACTCGTGCGTATAACAAGATCCGCAAGGATGAGCTGTTCTCCACTGAAATGGACAACGTGACCGATGCGTACCTCGACTACATCAAGGACTGCGCCATGCAGTTTCCGGCACCGCCGACCGTGGCCTGCGAGGTTAAGGTCAATTTCAGCGGCTACGTTCCGGACGGCTTCGGCACGGCTGACCTTGTGATGATCGGCGGCAACACGCTGCGGGTGATCGACTTCAAGTACGGCAAGGGCGTGCCGGTCGAAGTTACGGACAACGCCCAGATGAAGCTGTACGCCCTCGGTGCGCTGGCGCAGTACGCCCTGCTGTACAAGATCGAGCGGGTGATTCTCTCCATTGCACAGCTGCGGCTCGGAGAACCGACGGAGTGGGAAACCACGCCGGACGAGATGTACAAGTGGGCATCCGAGTATGTCCGGCCGAGAGCGCAGCAGGCGTACAACGGCGAGGGCGAGTTCCACGCAGGCGACCACTGCCGGTTCTGCCGGGCAAAGGCAAAGTGCCGCGCCTACGCCGAGGCAAACATGGCCGTCACCGAGCAGCACACGCCGGACGAGGATCCTGCGCTACTGACCGATGAGGAGATCGGCAGGCTGCTGACCCGTGCAGAGCCGTTCCTCAAGTGGTTCGGTGCGGTGCAGACCTACGCACTGGATGCCGCCCTGGACGGCAAGACCATTCCCGGCTGGAAAGCGGTCGAGGGGCGTTCCGTTCGGCAGTTCGACGACATCGACGCTGCCTTTGCCGATCTCCGTGCCGCAGGCATTGAGGACGCGCTGCTGTACGAGCGCAAGCCGCTGACCCTTTCGGGCGTG